TTTTGGTTTGTACTTCATAAAACCCAACCTGTAAAATTATTGTAAGTATTTGGGTACATATCACTTCCGCTATTTGCATTGTATTCTGGAAACAATGTACTGTTTTGACAAATGTAGTCTATGAACCTTTCTTTGTAATGGTCGTAAGTCTTTCTTTCACGTTCTATTAAAAAGTCTATTTCGTCTTTACTTACAGTTTCGCTATTTTCTGCTCCGTGTTTATATACACCTTTGTTGCCTATTGTAATAGCTGCGAAAGGCAAATACTCTAACATACTTGCGTGTATCAAGCAAGGCTTAATATAAGTCGTTAGAAGGCTTAAATATGGGTCTGCTAAAGTTCCAGCAATTATGTCTGCTTGTATCTTTTCAAGTAGTCTTGTTCCTAACATACCTTGAATGTGTATGTCTTGTGCGATAGAAACGTATTGTATAAATTTGTCTACGTCTACATTACCGTTTACAGAAGTAAACTTTACTACGTCATTTCGTGATATTAAAAGTGCTTTTGCCATTCTTATTGTCTTTTGTTACTTGGTAAAAAACCTCTATTCTTCATATCTATTGGTCTTTCAGAAACTAATTTAGGATTCTTTATTACATATCCGTATTTAGCAGCTTTTGCACCAGCAATTTGTCTTGCCTTTGGGCTTTTTACGTCTATTCCTGTGCCTTCAAAAGCTACATAGATTTGTTTGTTCCAACGGTGGTGACAATTTCCGCCACCTTTATATAGCCATATCGAATAAGTATCTGTGCCACGTGGTCCCCAACCTGGATTGACTGCTACGTTTTGCATTCTTATAATATCTTCTTTTCTATATATCTTATTTTTTTCTGTCATAAGTTCGCAAAATGGTCTTACTTGACCTGTTTTGCCACCATTCATACCACCAGCATAAACATAGCGTGTAATAAACTTAATACCGTCTATTACTTCGTCTTGTGTGCTTTTTGCGTTTGGATTTGCAGTACCTGTAGAAACAAGGTTTATAAGTTTGTCTTTTAGGCTTAATTTAACTTCTGAAGATAATAGTTCGTTTTCTGCTTCGTCATTGTCATAGTCTACTTCAAATTCGTCAAGTAATAACCAATCTTCGTGCGGTTCTTCGCCCAAGTCTATAAAGTCTTGTAAGTCCTTGTTTACTTCACTTAATTCTACACCTGTTTCTTCTTCAAGTTCTTCTGTTCCTACTTGAACACCGATTTCTACAAATTCAAGTGGTTTAAGTGTCTTAAAGTACAAGTTTAAACTTATTCCGTTGTAAGCAAGTATTTCATCAAACGCATCTGTTAGAAGTTCTTGCATTGGCTTAATTACCATATTGTTGAATAGTGCAAAACTGTCTTTTAGTTCGTCTGAATTACTACTAAAGCCATTGCTTGAAGCAATACCAAAAAGTAAAGGTGAAGTAACGTTATGTGCTAACATTATCTTTCTTAAACATTCTTCGCTTAAAGTTGAATACAAGTCTGGCGCATCGTTTACAGGCATTGCATCAACACTTGTCTTACTTTCTGCGTTGTTGTTAAAAGCAACTATAAGCTTTTCACCGTAAGTTCCTGTAAGTTGGTTAAGCACTTTGTTCTTTATTAAGTGTTGTTGTTCTTCGCTTGGTATTCCGTTGTTGAAGTTTACTACCGTTCTACCACTAAAGCCGTTGTTTACTTCGTTGATTAAGTAGCAGCTTATGTCTTCTTCTAAAGCACAATATGGCAAACCTCCTGTGTAATCCACAAGTGCGAAATATTTCATTCCTACACTATAAGGCTTTACCATATATATTTCAAGTCCGTCTTTTGAACACCCAAAAGCACTAATTCTTTTAGGTGGGTATTTCTTAACGTCTTCCCAATTATCTGAATAATAGTAAGCTTCTATTTTGCCTTCTTCGTTACATTTCTCTGGTCTTAAAAGTTGAACAGGTATATGGTGCATGTTTACTACCTTCTTACGGTCTTTAGAGTATATAACTTGCATTGCACATTGTCCAAGTAGTTTTAAGTCTGTTACAAGTTGTCTAACGTCTTGCTTCTTAAATAAAGACATCATTACTGCATAGTCATTCGGCTTTACTTGTGCATCTGTTGCGTTTAAGCCTTTACCGTAAACCAATCTTGTAATATTATTTATAATAGCGTTATTCGTTGTGCTATTAGTGTACATATCTATCAAGTGACCGTAATAGTTATTGTCTTCACCGTATTCTACCCAATCGTTGCGCTTACTTTCTGTTATTACAGGTGCTTCGTAGGTGCTTAATTCTAATAAGTGTATATTATTACTCATAAATTATAAATTCGTTATTTGAAACGTTAGACGTATATTGACCGTCATTGACTGAATAGTTGACTACAGGCGTTTGGTTCGTGCAGAATATTCTGTCTTTATGTGCTATTGTAGTTCCGTTTTTTAGTGTAAGCTTATAAAAGTTGTTTTCAATTAAGCTAAAGTCACCGTTTACAAAAGTAGCGTTTATTGTGTCGTAGTAGTCGCCATTTGTAAAACTTGTGATTGTAATAGTCACTTCTTCGCCTGTTGCTTCGTTCTGAACAAGTAACGTATCATAAGTTTGGCTTCTTGGAATGAAGCTAAAACTTTGCTCTGTTGCTATTGCTTGAAGTATTACCATACTATAATAACTTAAAAAGTGTAAATCTGTTTTATATTGCAAAGAAAAAGCACCCCGAAAGGTGCTTAATCTACATTATGAAAGGAAGGAAACTTAAGAAGTTACAATAACTGCATCGTCAGTACCATTATTGAATACTGCTTTTAATGTTGCTTCGTCTGTGCAATCAATAAAGTTTGCTGGAAGTTCTTCTTCTGCCGTAAACGTTAAAGAGTAACCGTTGAAGTCACCTAACGCTGCACCTGTTGAAATTTCACCAGCAGAAACGTCTGCACCTTGGTCTAATCCCATTAAGAAAAATTGGTCAGTCATTGTTCTAACAACAATTCTTGGTCTTCCGTATGCAAGAAGCTTTACGTTTTTAGTAGTTACTACATCTTGTCTTTTAAGNNACGTTTTTAGTAGTTACTACGTCTTGGCGTTTTAAAGCTGCTACTAAAGTTTGTGTAAAGAAAGTAGTACCGTTATCACGTGAAGAATTAATTGCAGTTGTAAAACTGTTTGTAGTAGACTTCAATTCGAATTTGTATAGATTCATTGCCGTTGCCGTGTCAATAGGTACCCAAGTATCTATTTCGTCTTCTTCACCTGTACCAGATGAATATACAACAGAATCACTGTTTAATTTGTCGTAGTTGATTATGTAAATTGCCTTTAAGCCAGAAACTGAATCCTTACATTGTTCTATACGACCATTGCTAATATCACAAGCCATTTGTTTTTAGTTTTATGAACAAAAAAAGCAGAAGGCATTTTACCTCCTGCTTAATTATAGTTCTGGTTTATATTATGCTCCGTAGTAAATTACGTCTTCAGCAACTCCGATTTGCGCACCAGCAGCCATTCTCATAACTACTCTTACGTTGTCTGAACCGTCGTACTGTGCAACGTCGATTACTCTCGCTTCTTGTGTGTCTGACAATAAAGAAACACCGTAGTAAAGGTTAGAGATTTGTGCAGCTAACATTCTGTCATTTGCAAGACCTTCAGCCATAAACAACTTGATACCGTCAAAAGAAACACCGCCACCGTCAGCATACCACATTGTACCTCTGTTGTCTACACCGTTTGCACCTGTAGCAGCGAAACCGCCTAAAGCACGAACGTAAGCAGCCATTACATTTCTTGAAACAAAGATTCTTGTGTCTTCGTGTCCGTAAATGTTAGTTTCTGCGTTTATTTTATCAACTACTTTTCCAAGTTCGTCAATAACGTTTAATGCAGTAACTGCAGCGGGAGCAATAATGTTAGCGGCTGGAGCTTGTGCAGCAGCCAATACTGTGAAACCACCGTCAGTAAGACCACCAGCAGCACCAGCAGCACCACTCCAAAGTGTAGTCTCCATTTCAGCAGCAACTTTTCCAGCAACATATCCTAAAAGATAGTCAGAGAAAGATTTTGGTAAGTCTGAAAATTGTGAAGCACCCATTTCAGCCGATTGCCACGTGTTAAAAAACTGACTCTTACAAAGTTGCATATTTACTTGCAAGTCGTTAGTTGTTAAGATTTTTTCTGTTAGCGTAACAGTTGAACCTGCAGCGTCAAAGTCGCAAGTTGCGTTAGCTAATAAAGTTGAAGTTGCTACGTTTTGTAGTACCTCTTTGAATTTAACGTTAGGAAGTACAGTTACTCCTCCGTTGTCAATTGTACTTGGAGATAGTAATGCAGCGGAAATATATTTTCCAGCAAACTGTCCAGCGTACGTTGTTGTAATTGTTGGCTCTGCCATAATTGAAATTATTTATTTATTAAAAATTGTTATTTACTTAATTTTGCAAATACTCTGTCCATTGTAGTTTGTGGTCTATTTTGACCGTACTTAATGTCATTCGTGTTTGTCTTGTTTTCTGGATTGTGTGCAATAGGTTTAGCAGCTGGTTCTTCGTTAGAAAGTTCAACTTCTTCTTTTGCTTCAGAAGTTTCTTCTTTTGAAAATTCTTCTTTGTTGTTTATTTTAGAAAGATGTTCTACTTCTGCTTTAAGTTCTTCGTTCTCTTTTTTCAAAGCTTCGATTTCAGAAAAGAAAGTTTCTTTTACGATTGATTCAACAGTTTTCTTAACAGGTTTTTCTGTAGCCATTTCTTCTTCTATTACTTCGTCGTCTTTTTTAACTTCTACTTCTTCTTCTACAACCTCTTCTTCAACTACTTCTTCTTTCTTGATTTCAAAGATTATACCTTCTTCTTTAATTACAAGAATTTCGCCTTCTTCACCGTCAAGTTTATACTCACCTTCTGGCATTGGAATACGTTGGTCATCTTCTGTAACAATTACAACTTGAAAACCAGCAGCAAATTCTTCTGCTTCAATTCTTGTTTGTCCGTCTTCTAAACGACGTTCTGCTAACTTAACTTCCATTCCAAGAAGTTCTCTTACTTTGTTTAATATAGAATTATCTTTCATTTTATTTATTTATTCGTGTTTATATAATGCTTTTTAAAACCTTTTTGTAAGATTCGTATTCTGAAGAATCTTTTATAGCAACTTTCATAGATTTTAATTCTTGCATATTATTAACATCTATTCCCAATTCTTTTGCTGCTTTTTCAAGTTTAGAAACTAAACTTTTCATTTCGCTTACTGCTTTTAATGCTTGGTCTATATTTGTCATTGCTGCTCTGGCTTCACTTGATAACGCTTTTAAATTACTGTTTGCAGTGTCTGTTTTACTATAGTAAATATTGTTCAACTTTTCTGCATCTTGTCTCAAGCCAAGTTCTACTTTTTCAGATTTTAATTCTGTTTTCTTTTCTGCTTTAGCAAGTTTGCTAAATACTTTGTTTAATTGTGGATTCATACTATAATAACTTTATTTTAAATTGTTTGTTGCATTTTCGTTTTTAATTCGCTGCTATACAAGCCGTACAGTCTGCATAAACACTAACCGAATTAATATGTAAACCTTCGCCAGTATGTACTTCTGTAACTGTATAGCATCCGTTGTGGTGTGCGTTTTCAAATTGAACGTAGTAAACGTTGCCTATGGTTAATTCGCTTCCGTGTATATGTACGTTGTGGTGGTGACCTGTAGTACAATGTGTTATTTTATACTTGTAAGCACCGTTAGTATCTTCTTTAGTTATGTTGCCTATACCTTGCGCCCATATAGAACCGTCACAACAGTCTATACTGTATGTTCCGTTTTTACATAGGCAAGCACGTGTGCCTCCTAATATACCTGTTCTACTGCTTTTCACTTTAGCAAGTCTTTTAGTTTGTTTATGATTTCAATGTTTTCTAAGTTCGTGTTTAAGTCATACTTATCTGCAAAGTAGCCTTCTATTGAAAAACCTTTTACTTCGCCATTCTTCGCTTTTTTGTAGATTTCGTCGTTGTCTATTTTCATACTTACAACCCAACTACCTTTAGGCAAGTCTAAACCGTAAAGTGCAGACTTGTCTTTCTTACTGTCTTCTACTATCCAACTTTCTGTGATATAAGTACCTTCAACATTTTCGTTGTGTTCTAACGTTGCGTTATGGTGGTTAGACTTCTTAAAGAATAGTTCTGAAGCTTTGCGTACTGTGTCTTCTGAAAAGTAAATATAGTATTCTTCGTCTGTCTTGTCGTTACGTCTGTAAATTTGTTTATTAGGCACTAAAGCAGCACCCATAAGAATACGCTTTTCGCTATCTACTTCTTTAAGTAAGACTTCGTGTTTATTTAGTGCTACAAAGTTTTCTTCTATTGCTGGTGATTCTACTACAGATATTGCTTCAATTCCAGCTTGATCGTCTGTTAAATCTAAAACCAATTCTACTATCTTCATATTATAATAACTTTTAAAGTGTTAAAGTGTTGCATTTTGAACACGGTTACGGTCTAACGCCTGTGCAGTTGTAACTTCACCACTAACTACAAAAGCTTGTGTTGGTTGTTGCTGAAGTTGTGCTAATTGATTTACGCCACTATCACCGACAACGTTAAATTGTGGTGCGCCACCACCTCCAACATCACTTGGTACTGCTGGTGTGTCACCTACACCACCACCAAATTCTTGTTGACTTATAGACTTTATGTTTAGTAAACCAGCCGTAACTGCTGCCGCTGCTGCTGCACCACCAAGTACAGGACCAACTACAGGAATACCAGACAAACTATTATAAGAAGAAACCGCACTTGCATAAGTGTCTATTGTTGCTTGTGCAATGTTTGCCGCCTTTTGTATTTTAAAAGCTTTCTTTTGTTCTCTTTCGCTTTCACCAGCAAATAATTGTGCAAGGTTTGCAATAGTGCTTAAAGTGTTTTTGACTGCGGCAATTTTTTGTTCTTGTGTAGGACCGTCAAGCGCTTCTATTTCTTCTATTTTCTTTTTTTCAATCGCAACTTCTTCGTCTGCAAACTTTTGCTTTACATCGTTAAGTTCGTTTAGTCTTGCTATTTCAATTTGTTCTAACGCTTCTGCATTTCCAAAAGCCATAGCCTCTAAAGTGTCGTACTTTTCTTCTACTAAAAGTAATTCGTTTTCTTGTTCGGTTCTGAACCTGTCTTCGTTTTCACGTTGTATTGCATCGAAGGTTTGTTGTAAAGCAATTTCTTCGTCTATTTCTTTGTCTATTGCTTCTTGCCTTAATCTGTTTATTTCTTCAAGGTCTTCTTTCTTTTTCTTACGTCTTTCTTTTTGCTTTTCTGAATTTGCTTTATTAAGTGCTTCTTGTTCTTTGTCAAGTTCAATAAGTTGCGTTTCTAAATCTACTATTTGCGCCTGTCTTCTTATACTTGCTTCGCTTTGTTTAGCTTTAATTTCTTCTTGTCCTAAAGCACGTCTAATTGCGTTTTGTCCTTCAGCAAATAAATCGTTAAATTCTTTTTGTTGTTTAATAGCTGCAATGTTTGCTACTACCTGTTGTCTTCTTAAAGCTATTGTGCTTTTACCAAGTGCTTCAAGTTGTTTAATTTCTGCATCACGTAAAGTTTGTTCTGCCTTTTGGCGTTCCATTTGCGCAACGTTTCTTTTTCTCCGTTCTTCTGCAAGTTCCTTTTCTGCAAAATTTGTTAATCCTATTGCATCGCCTAAATTTTTAAGCATTTGTATTGCTTGTCCACCCATTTCTGTAAACGCAAAAAGACTTGTTACTAAAGCAGTAATACCAAGTACAAATAGTGCCGCGGGATTTGCTTTCATTATAAGGTTAAAGGCTTTTTGGACTATACCACCTTTTTTTGTTGCATCATTAGCTAAATTTAAACTTTTTGTATAATCAATAACGCCTTGAATACCTTGCTGAAAAGCCATTGCAGCATTTACTTTTAAAAGTAACTTTTCAAGGTCTTCACTTTCTGAACCCATTAAGCCAATTACACCTGTTGCCGCAGTAAAACCACTTGCTGCACCTGTTAAGGCAGAACCTAACTTTTGACTCATTGTCTGCGCTGCTTGGTCTACTGCTAAATCTGTTTGTATTTGTACTTTGCGATAATCTCCAACTTTTTCAAGAAGTTGTTGATATTCTCTGCTTGTAGTGTCACCAGCTGCTGCAAGTTCGTAAAGCCTGTCTTCGGCCTCACCCATTCTTGTCGTAAGCGGTTGTATTTCACCGTAGACTTCTTCAAATGTTTTATTTAAGCCTTCAACAGAATCGTTTGCTACATTCGTTGCTTTTGCAAAGTTTTCAAAGTCCTTTGCTGCTTCGTCTGCATTGTTGTTTATGTCAATGTTTATCGTTCGTTTTTCTGCCATTACTTAAGAATTTTTTTTACTCGTTTTTTTATAACTTGTTCACGTTTCTTTTGCTTGTAAATTTCCTTTATTCCTTTTGGCATTGCATACAGTCCTTTCGCTACTTGTATGTTGTAACTTTCTTCTATGAAGTCGTCTATCTGTAGTAAGTCTATTATGTTCTTTAACATTATGGTTGTTGTTGTATAAATATTTGGTTTGCTACTTGTGTTCCGTCTGCATAATCGTAAGTAACAGTCAAAGTGTAAATAGCTACATTGCCTTCTTCGGTTCTTAATCTTATGAAGTCTTCCGTGTTTATGTAGTCTGCATCGTCTTCTGTTGTAATCAACCCAAGCGTATCTGTATTTGCTGGTATGCAAACTTCTACCGTTCCGTCTGTTGTTAGTGTGCTTGGTGTAATTGTTACACCAGCATCACTTGTAGTTATCGTTGCACTTACTGCACCATTCGGAAATAGTATTCTAACGTCTAAACATTGTGCGCCTAAACTTGGTAATAAAGGTTCAATAGGTTCGCTTCCTCCTTGACTTATAAGCTCTGTGAAGTCATTTAACAAAACAAAGTTTACTTCGCCTGTAGTCAGGTTTGACTTCATATCGTTAATCATATAACGCTTGTCACGAATAATAAGTCTATCGTTTAGTTTTAAGTTTGTAAGTAGGCTTATAGGTAGGTTCGTCTTTACGGTGGTTTCTCTGTTCTTTAAATTGTATAGGTTGCTTAAATAAGGTTGGTAATAAACACTATACAAAGTGTTTGGTACAATAGCATCTAACAACGTGCTTATGTCAGCGTTAAAATTAAGTGTGTAGTTTACGTTTGTGTCTATCAAGTCTTGACCAAAAGGTGCATAAGAAGTTATTTCTTCTGGCGTTACATTATCCGTAAAACTAAACAAAGTCGTTTGATTTTCGTATTGATAAATTATTAAAGGCTTTGGCGTGTATTGGTTGCCGTCTTGGTTTAGTGTTTCACCAATTTGTAAAGTAGTACCTACAAACTTTTGCATCATCATATTTTCAAAAGGTAATTCTACTTTAAAGTCGCCACCGTCATAGTCAAAACTTACGCTTGTGTTACCGTAGCCTCTGCTTGTTAAATTTCTAAATATTGTATTTGTTGCGCTTTCACTTTCTTGATACTTAAATTCTATGTTTTTGTAAAGCTTAACTCTATCTATGTTTATGCTTTCTATGTCCGTGTATTCGGTAATGTCTACAACTGCGCCTTTTGCATACCA